CTACCTCTTCTATCTGTGAAATAATTATCTCACCACTAACCAATACTAATATCTTAATTTCCTGTTCCATTCATTCTAGCCTCATAAGATTCCTTGACCATTTTTTTAGGTTCTACTATCGCTACAACCCAACTAGGATCTATTGATATTTTTTTCTCATCCGACAAAGGCATATAAGGATAATACTGAACACTATACTTTGTCTCTGGGTTCTCTTGACCCTCAGTTAAGAGTACAGGGTCTTCAATCAACTTACAACAATAAGGATTCTCAAGAACTATAAAGATGGGTTTATCATTCTCATCCACTAGCTCTTTTACATCTGCTATAATTTCTTCGTTTGATTTTAGTAGAACTAATTTTATTGACATTACATCAGTATATAGTTTGCAAGCGGATGGATGGTATTGCACCACCGTCTACAAGTTGGAAACCTGTCGTAATACTTTTATACGACATCCGCATGTGGGAGGTTGGGCTCCTGTGTACCAACAAGAGGCGGGCATTTCTACAGTTTAGAAATACACCTCAGCCTACGACCCGATTGGTAAATCGATTCTACTGTTCCCAGCAGCGGGCACCACCCCTGTCGCATCACCTTAACCAGCTATATGCCAGTAAGTTTATTCAGTCACTCCCGATGTGCTGATCAGACACATTTATATATTGACATAAAAAAGGAGGTTTGTCAACCCCCTGTGTATTATTGAAAAAGTATTTTGATATGACACCACTTGGCGTAATGAATTCCTCGGTAGCAGAGAAGTGCAAACACCTCATCTGGATCGTGAATTTCTGGATCAAACTCTGGAACTTCTGGATGTTCCAATGTAAACTTGATGTTTAGCATTTTTCTTTACCTCCTGTAACAATATTTATTGTCAGGAGATCCCTACATTTACCAGTCTGTTACACCTTTATACGAAATATTCCCTGCAATCATACATCTTCCGCTTATTTCACACTCTGGAACCTCATGTGATTGGTGTCCAGCGAACAAAATGAGTCTGCCTTCTGTGACTTGAATAGATTCTCCGTCTATTATAAGTGGTGAACTACCTTCTGGTGTCTTTAGATAGTATCCAAATGATATAGGATATGGCCAGTGATTATGCAGCACTGCACCACCTCCTTGATCATAATACATTCCCCAATAATCAGCAAGCTTAAATCTTTTGGAAGAATCAGGACTTTCATTGTATGCAGAGTTAGTCCACCTAGACATTCCTTGCACTGCTTCTACTACCAAACTCTCTATCCAATCAATTAATATGGTATGTTCTGGTGTATCTCTATCATTTCCTGTATAAAACTTTGTCTTTAATGCTCCACCATTGACTCTTACATTTGCCCTATCATATATCCATTGTAATAAAGGATCTGCAATCTTATCTTGATATGGACAATCATATATCACAGGTTCAAACGCAGAGGTCAAACCAGGCAATTTATTATACTTGAGTTTACTTATATCCATAATAAAAAACCCTCCGTAGGGAGGGTTGATCCATCTCAAACTAATAATATTTATAGGTAATCTTTTCGTGCGTGATGTTTTGGTATCACTTTGCCCAGTTTAATTGTGAGAAGTCCATCTGCAAATTTTACATCCTTAACTGTAATGTCTTCTGACAATGCCCAGGCTCTCTGGAAAGATCTCTGAGCCAAACCTCTGTGTAGATACTCAGATTCTTCTTCTGTTTTTTCTTTCTTACCCTCTACAACAATCCGTCCGTACTCTGTGTAGACTTTAACTTCTTCCTTACTGAATCCAGCAAGTGCAATCTCTAGTCTAGAATCTACATTGTTAATCTGTACAAGATTGTAGGGCGGGTAATTAGTAGCGGAATCAAAATTGAAGAACTGGTTGAAGTAATCGTCCATACCAACGCTGTTCTTCATGATCTTGTCAACTAGTGTGCCCAGATCCTGAGTATGATATCTTTGAATGTTAGTCATGTTGTCTCCTTAATAAGCGAGTTTGAGTTTGTACCCTATTGGCGTACACTACTAATTATACAACAAGCATAAAAAAAGAGGGTTGTGTAAACCCTCAGAGATCATAGTGATAACCGTCAGTCTGCCTTTACGAACGTACTTTGTGACGATTGTACTACCTTTTTCTTCTTACCTATGTTGTATTTTGTCTCAAGAGTCCAGTCACCTTTGTCTTTATATGACAAGACTTTGATTTGATTTAGAGGAGCAACATCTATAATTTGTTCTGGTCTAAGAATAGTAATCAATCCCCAATCTGATAGGAGAGTTATAATTCTGTTGCGGCGTTGAACATCATTGATAGAAAGATTAGCAGACTTTCCATCCAATGCAAACAATTCTTTGAAGTGAACTATAAAATATCTTCCTTGCTTGTGCAGTATATGGCACGATTGATAAATCTTTTTTTCTTTTCTTGAAGCCACACCGATACGAGTCAGCGTCTCTCTCACTTTCAAGAAATCATCTGGTTCATTCAATGTTACTTCAATCATCTGGTCCTGTGACCAAGCAATCTCAGGTTCTGTAAACCCACTCATCCTGTACCTCCAACGTCAATGCGTTTTTTAATGTAGTTCAACTGCTCTTTGGTTAAGACTCTTAACGCTTGAATTGCTTTCTCGTTACTATAACCATAGTACTTCTTAACAACATCAAGGTTTTTAACCTTATCTTTTCTGAGCCAAGGAGAGTATCTTTTCTTTCTCCTAAGACTATTTAGATAAAATTGATATTGAAGATCCTTGTCTAGGTGGTGGTTTATGTTCATCTCATTAACAAACATGATGCAATCATAGTGTGCAGACAAGCACTTGTTAATGATAAAAGGTGGGTACTTTTTAATCGCTTGGGGATCTTCCAGAGTGAGATCCTCCTTCGTTTGGTTGATAGAGTTCAACCAATCTTTCAATTCAATCATCGTATAATATCAAATTTTGGTAAGGTATCTTTCTCAAATATTTCTTGCTCTGTTCTTAATCTACCTTCATCTATGAGGTTTTCATATCTACGAGAAGCTTTCTTTCTCCACCATGAAACAATTTGATCTATAGAAAACCTGTCATAGTTATCTGCCTTGACTAAGGTGTCTTGTTCTCCGAGTATAACTTCTCTAGAGTTCTTAAAACCGTAAGTAGACATATAGAATCTTTTTTGTTGTGTAAGATTCTTTGCAGATAGGATAGCATTATTAAACTCTATAAGTTTGTCTGCATCATCCAAGTGTTTCTTTATCAAGGAAATCATCTTGGATTGTATCTTTAATTTTCTACTAGAAGCATCCTCCTTGACTATACATTTATCATTGTTTAGTCTGGTGAACTCAGTATTAAGTCTTTGAAATACCTCATCATGCAGTAGAGGAGTGAAGTCACTATCAGTTAGGCCTTTGTATCTCATATATGGTTTGAGTCCATCATACTGTGATGAAGACTTAGTAGAACCATATAAAGATGTGGTCTCAAACAAACAGATATCTGCATCATACTTTGCATTTAGCTGTTCTCTTGCCTCATGAGAACAACATAACATAGCCAGAAGTTTACCACCGAGATAGTTGAAACCGAAAGGTTGAGTAGGAACAATAATGAATCCCATAATCGCATGGCGATTGAACCTACCTAGATCAGGTACGGTTCCCAACCAATCATTTCTAGGTTTGGAATTTATGGTGGGAGAACCGAACCTTATGAATCCAATGATCTTATCTGTATTCTCCTCAAAGACCATCCACTTCATAGATTTGCCTGGAATTGAATCTTCAAATACATGTGACATAGTTATCTGCAACCTACTACTATACATGTCACTCAAAGCCTTACCTTGTACAGGTTTTACTTTGATCTTCATGTCACTAGGGTGCATGTCAAAGTTAGTAAATAGATCTTCTTCAGGTCCCATGCCAGGCAATGCGGAGGGTAGTTTAGATAATCTATCTAATTTTACTTTAACAAGATATTCATCAATCCTACCTGTATTTGAGAAGTAATCTATGAACTCATCTGCAAATATAGATGCTTTATCAGGACTTAGAATCATTGGATTATTGGCATCCCCCAATCATCAGGTTCAGATTGATACCTTGGGCCTGGAACAGGCATAGTTCTGGGTTTAGGAGCTGTAATAACATCTATGAGTCTATCGAGAGATTCAGACATGTTACGATATCCAGTTCCAACATAGATTTGTCCTGCCATCACTGCTATAGTTGCAGCACCCCAGAACAGATAGTATCTAGAGGATTTGATTTGTGCTTTAGTTTTAGTAAAAGTTGATTTGGTCATTTGAATTCACACTCCACCATAATTTCAGTTAAAAATGCCAAGAGATTTATCTCCTGATCTGCAACGTATGTTGATTGGTACTGATACTTAGCAACAATCGGAACAGCGGCTGCTTTAGATAAGTTGTCAAAGTTATCATAAAGAGCATCGTATATACGACGCATCAAAACTTGTGCATCTTGATCTAAATTATTGACAGTCCACTTACGAACATTTTCAAAGTTTTTTTGTTTTAAGTTCCTAAGAAGATCATCAATGTTTACTTGCGAGAAGTTAACAAGAATAGATGAGTCAATATTGCCGCCAACTGAATGACGTTGTAACTCATTAAGAACTCTCCTCCAATCAGGAAAGTGCTTCTTAATAAGTTGTGCAATCACCTTCTTATCAAATTCTACTTTCTCTTCATCGAGTATGTTCAAAACTCTCTGAAAGAAAGTGGCCATGATCTCATCTTTCTGATCTGATAAGATAGAAAAATCTATTACAGAACATCTAGAATGTAGAGGTTCTATAATCCTATTCTTGTAATTACAAGTAAAGATAAATCTACAATTTTTATAGAACGCCTCTATGTTGGCTCTCAATAAAAGTTGTACATCATGAGTTGTATTATCTGCCTCATCAATAATAATAACTTTATGACTACTACCATCCATAAGAGAAACAGTAGAAGCAAAATTCTTTGCTTGATTTCTAACTGTGTCTAAAAATCTACCTTCATCAGATCCATTAATTACATAATAATCTGCTCCAAGTTGATGACACAATGCCTTTGCTACTGTGGTCTTACCTATGCCTGGCGGACCTGACAACAAAAGATTAGGAATAGATCCTTCATTTAGAAACTCTCTAAATGTCTTTTTGATTCCTTCTGGAAGGATACATTCATCAATAGTTTTAGGACGATATTTTTCTACCCAAATAAATTCATCCGTCATTATTTTCCCTCAGCAACATGGATGGCCTTATTAACTCTAACAGAGCTTCGGCGTTATGTAAACCTTTCATCTGTGCCACATAGTCTTCCCAAGTTGCGATATCTGTTTCTTGGTCTATGTTAGCGAGGAGATTGATAACAGCAATCTTCCTTACGGTTTCATCATCCATCTTACTGACAGTGTATTCACAATACTCTATCGCAAGTTCTTCTTTTGTTTTCATAATTAAAATCCTTTTGACTTTTTCTTAGTCTTTGGTTTGTCAATAACGTGTACAACGGCATCAAATAATGG